TGTTACTCCTTAACCCGCAGTGCTTTCAACTGACGAGGGGAACAAAATCTTTTCATCAAATCCGGCATTCATATCATGGACAGCAACACACCAATCCATTGACGAACGATTATCAAGAGCCTCCATGATTTCATCCATGCGGCGTAGGTCATACAGGTAAATATTTTTATCGCCAATGGTGTAAAAACCAATTTTTTTCGGTGATGGACAGCGATCAATAACGTCCTGTAATTCGTTCAACCATGCCTGTTCTTTTTTTGTCAAAGTTGCCATATCAGTTTTCCTTATACGGATTAATTTTATTGTGCAGTGTGTTGAACGACGCCCATACCACGTCGTTATACAATTCAATAACTGGCTCAATTATTTTCCCGATTGCCCAGACAAAAATTAGCGGGGATATCGGTATCATCAACACGATAAACAGAATGAGAAACAGGAATTCTGTCGTTCTACTCTTTCGCGGATATTCTTTTCTGAATAATGTCGGCACATCACTCTCCTTTGATGCGAATGCCAGCGACGCGTAGTGCGTGTTCTAAGTCAATCAGGCAAAGCCAACTGCCATTTTCTTTAGGTATCATGACATGTCGCTTATCAGCATTTATTGGGTGCCCATATCGAAGGTCGTAGCGAGTCGGTAATTGAACTTCCCTCGCTTCCAGTTCTGTAATGCGTTTGTTTTTAGCTTCTAGTTCATCCAGCAGCGCCAGCACAACCTGCGGTGTGACTTTCATACGAAATGCCAGCAATTTTTGTGGTGTGGCTACTATTTTTATTGCTTCTGCCGCCTCACGCAGTGCCTGATAGTTAATTTTGGTTGTCATGCCACCACCTCTTCGAATTTCAACTCCAATTGATCACCCCAGATTTCACATGACTCTGAACACGAGCCGGTATCGAATCGCCTGGCTTGCACCATCGCCTGATACAAATTTCTGTAGTCGCTGTCGGCATACATTCTGGCAATCCCGTCAAGACTCAGATGACCACGGTACATAACGTCTTTATCTGTCTTTCGGTGACCATCCCGGACGTGTTTACCTGTAACCAGCTCATTAAAAACTCTCATCAGACCAGGTTCGTCTTTACATGCAAGCCCCAGCTTTTGCGTGGACTTTTTGATGCAGAAAACACAGTTCCCGAGGTGCTCCGGGATTTGCAAATCAAAAGGTTGTTTATGCCACCACCGGATAACATCCGACTTATCAAAATCAGATAGCTCGGCAAGATACCGGACGCCTGATTTCGGTTTCAGCCTACGAGGTTCGTCTGCACGAATACCCAGCCATGTGATGTAATTCCCTCGTCCGAAATGGTCATCGCAGTATTTTGTGAAGGGGGTGAGTTTTAATCTGTCAGTGCAGAACGCGCCGCCGATGTATGGCGTGCCATATTTTTTTACCATGTCCATAAACGGTTTAAGCACCGGCATTCGCGTCTGAATATCCTTTGGTTCCCATTCCGTATAACCATTTGGCTGCCCAAGCTCTGGATTTATATCGACCTGCAACACAGTTAGCGGTATGCCCCAGAACTTCACAACCTCCCGAATAAAGCGGTATGTCAGCGGATGTTCGCAACCGGTATCCATAAAGATGTAGCAGACGTTATTACCAGCCTTTCTTTGTTCTTCCATCAGGTGAACAAGATATGCAGATGTTCTCCCGCCAGAAAAACTAACTACATGAGTTATGCACATTTGCGTAATTCCGATAACTCGTTGAAGCGTGCCATAAACATCCCGTAGGCATGGCCCGGTGCCAGTGGAATCACGTTGAACATCTCTGTTGCCGGGATGCCTTCTAGTACAGGCCAGAAAGAGCCATCATCAAGCCCGAGATCGCGGCGTTCGGTTGCCAGCATGATGAGATCGGCATATTTCACGGGTGTACTCATAACCGGGGGTAACCCGTATTTCTCACGGATTACGGCGTCTATTTTTTCTTCCATCCGTTTATAGTCAGGAAGAAGGCGTTTCAGTGGAGCGGGAATATCCTGGCAATACGCTTCTGTTGCATCATGCATTAACGCTTCAAAAGCAAATTCCTGCGGCACCAGCTGGCTGCAAAGCACCGCATGCTGGGCGACACTGTAGAAGTGTGAAAGATGTCCTGCAAAGCGACAGATATTTGAAAGGGAAACCGCGATATCGTTAATAACGATGTCGTCTTTATTTATCTTGTCATAATAAAAATGCTTCCCGGAAAAAGTTTTAATAAATGACATTTTGTTCTCCACGTATATGCGCTGCACCGCGCTGAATTCTGGTAAAAGGAAGCCCTCACCATCCGGCGATTATTGAGTAAATTATGTTTCCATAAATGCCCCCGCAGGGGCATTTGCAGTAATGAAATCAGGCGGTGAAAGTACCAATAAAGGTTTCTACTTTGCTGTCTTTAAATTTCTCAACAAGCAGATCACGAAATTCGTTAGCCATTTCTTCCTGCACCGCTTCCAGCTGAATAATGCGCAGAACCAGTACAGGACGATCGCCAGTGATAATGCTGAGGCGTAATTTAAACGGACGTTCTTTCAGGCCTTCAAACGGAACGCATTTAAATTCAAATGCCACTGGCATAATGTCTTTGGTCTTCGCTTCGACAGACTCCATCAGGGAGCGTTTGCCGCTGAAGTCATTGTCTTCAAAATCAGCGGTCTGGTTCGCTTCAATTGTGATTTTACGGATCGCCGCAGCCGCTTTGGTTGCCTGAATGGCGTCACCATTAGCATCAAAGCCCACAAGGTAGTCGGCCCAGTCTTCAATCCATTCTGCCAGTGACTTTTGGGAGTTACGCTCGCCATTAACAGACAACAGAGCAGAGAACGGTGCTGTCTTTTTCAGTTTGAGAGTGGCGGTGTTATCTGCGTGACCTGGTTCATCAATAGTACCCAGGTTAAGCACACTGACGGCTCGCATATTATCGGCATCGATAAAGCAGCGGGTGCCTTCATCTGCAAGATCTTTAGAATAACGGGTAAAGTCCTCGATGCTGGAAGTGGAAAGCGCACAACGGAAACGGAAGCGATTTAAATTAAATTTTTCCAGATCATGAATGCGGAAATTCTCAGGCAATGCCACAGCATCGGCACCAATCTTACTGATAATTTCATTAACACCCTGAGCAGAAATAAGGGCATGGATTTGATTAATTGCGGTTGCGTCTAAGTTCTGAGACATAATAAGTCCTCACTATATAAAGATATTCAGTGATGAGATAAATAATCGGTTAATTAAAAACGATATTAACGACCTGCTGCGCGGAGTTTTCCGTCAGGTTCACCGGCAAGAGTCAGTAACTGTCCCTGGTCTTCCTGCAGAATAGTCAGGCGACCACCGCGATTGACATACATCGGCGTTTCGGTGGTGTCTTCTTCGGAAATTTTCCCGCGGTTAGTCGGGCGAACATATGAGAGTTTGTGTTTGATTTTCACACGGTTCTCATCAAATGGTTCGATTTCCAGGTTGAGTGAGACCTTACCTTTGGTTTTCGTGTTCATCACACCGGAAGCGACTTCACTGAGAACTGCGCCGATTTTGGTTTCAAATACGCCGCCGTCCAGCTCCCCGATAAATGCCTGCACATCAGTACTGCGTTCGCTAGCCATTTTGCTGCTCCTCATCATATCGACCCTGCAAGGCCGATTAGTTTCTCCACAAAACAGAGAAGAACACCTGCGGTGGCAGCCGCCCGGATGGATTGGGTTATGAGCCCGTCGTCCGGTGATGCTCTTCTCTGTTTTGTAAAAAGGACGGTACCAGCCGGAAGCAAGGGTACAAGCTGGTACCGCCAGGACTACACACAGCATAAAGTTGTGGTGCCGGGTGCCTCCCGGTGCCTGGCGAAGGTTGCACACCAGGCGGGTGGGTATCCACAGAAGGTCGACTGTCAGCCTCAACCTTAACCCGCGTGCGCTGAGCCGCATTCACCACAACGCTAAGGATTCTCTTTGGTTGAAAATACTTAGCTGTTATGTGCCTGTCTTTTCACCACTTCAGGCTCGGTGGTATCCTTTTAAGCCCGTATACATAAAAGGAAAATCAAATGACTTTTGATGAAAAAGAACTTGATAATGCAATTAATAAAATCATCGTAACGTCGCTCTTTTCCTGTCTCAGCGACACTCAGCAGAAACAGTTCTACGAATCGGCTTTCAACATGATTGAGCGTTGTTGTTTCTGCGATGCCGACGAGTTACCTGAAAAAATCAGGAAACAGTTGGCTGATGCTCTTCGAGTGCGACTTTCTGACCAATTTTCTGAAATGTGCTCTCCGAATTTGGACAAATAGAAAAAGGCCATTTCCATTCAGGGTCTGATGGAAATACTTCAGCCTGTTCCAAAGCACGGCGTAAAGAGAACACAACTCCAGCCATAATCTGATGTTTCCCATTGGTCCAGCTATCGCCGCTCTGATCTACAGGGGCGGCTATGTCGTATGACCAAACGACTTCACAGTTATTGTTTAAAATCTGGACTTTCATTTCATACACCTGCTTTAACATGAGTGCCTAGTGGCACAACATGACTCAACGAATCATCCTGGACTTCATATGCCCCAGGCGGCTACTTCGTGGGCGTCCTGCCTGTTCGTTTTTGACATTTACTGACTGCTTACGACACATGCACCGTGTTGCAACCAGATTTTGTTGTAATCCTGTAGTTGGTCTGGAATAAAAGATAAAATTAAATTGCGAGATATGCAAGTGATATTTGCGAGATATGCAAATTTATAGGTAATAAAAAGCCACCTTTCGGTGGCCGATGGATGGGATATTGAGGTTAATTATGTCTCTTAAGGGTTTGCGACTGACTGATTAAGACCTTTCCAAAGACCATGAATCGGTGTTCGTTTTCGCTAGTAATTCCCCATTCACGGTAAATCTGGTTATCAGAAATCACCAGCAGTTTGTCAGGAATCATTTGAAGTCTTTTAACGTATATTTTGTCATCAAAACCAAAGACATATATACCATCACCATCAAACTGATTGATGCTGACATCAACGAAGATGAGATCTCCTGGCTCAATGGTTGGACACATACTGTCCCCACGAACGTTGATAACTTTGATGTGATTGGCTGGTCGTCCGCCGAACATTGATACAGCATTATCAGTTCTGTATTCGATGGCATGAATCACATCAATGACATCACCGCCCTGGATAAGGCCATTTCCCGCACTGGCACTGATATCCAGCATTTCAATACGGAACACATCCTTCACCTGCGCAACATCCTCATTATTACTGTTTTTATATACAGTATTACTTTTGTGGGCAGAGGTAAAGAGATCAGCAATATCAACACCTAAGCTCTTGGCAATATTACTCAGTGTTTGTTCGGTAAATTGTTTTTGCTTACCCGTTTCTAAGCGCGAGATGTTCGCCGCATCTACTCCTATCGCTTCAGCGAGATCGGCGATTTTCATGTTCTTCGCTTGGCGAAGTTGTCTGACTCGGTTTCCTATGTTCATGCGTTTATTACATTTCTTTATTGCGTGATAAGCAAATCAACTTGCGCAAAATAATTGCGTGAAATAACATGCATAACGCGCAATATTTGGAGGACGTATGCAATCACCATTACGAAATGTGCGTAAGGCGCATGGTTTCACTTTGCAGCATGTTGCTGCGGGTGTTCAAGTCAATCCAGCGACGTTGAGTCGTATTGAGAGGCTGGAGCAGATTCCATCTATCGAGCTTGCAGAACGTTTAGCCAATTTTTTTAAGGGTGAAGTCAGCGAAATGCAGATTCTTTATCCGGCACGTTTTCAATCTAGCCAAAACCAGAATGGGTTTAAACCACAGGAACAGGAGGTGAACCGTGGGTAAGCATCACTGGAAAGTAGAAAAACAGCCTGAGTGGTACGTGAAAGCTGTCAGAAAAACTATCGCAGCGTTGCCGGGGGGGTACGCTGAAGCTGCTGACTGGCTGGATGTAACAGAGAACGCATTATTTAACCGCCTTCGTGCCGATGGCGATCAGATTTTCCCGCTGGGATGGGCAATGATTTTGCAACGTGCTGGTGGAACTCACTTCATTGCTGACGCTGTGGCGCAGTCTGCAAATGGCGTCTTTGTGTCTCTTCCTGATGTCGAGGATGTGGACAACGCCGATATCAACCAACGCCTGCTGGAGGTCATTGAACAGATCGGCAGTTATTCAAAACAGATTCGTTCAGCAATTGAAGACGGTGTAGTGGAACCGCATGAGAAGACAGCAATTAACGACGAGCTGTACCTCTCAATTTCGAAGCTGCAGGAGCATGCAGCACTGGTCTACAAAATTTTTTGCATTTCAGAAAGTAATGACGCCCGCGAGTGTGCAGCTCCGGGCGCCGTGGCGTGTCGTGACTGTGGAGAAACTAACGCATGAACAGTTTAACAACACACTACCGTCGCTCGCAACTGATTGCACTTCCTGTACCGGGTGGAAAAGCGAAGGTGGAGTATTGCTATGCAGTGAATGTACCAGGTGACAGGGAAATTGTAACCCACAGCTTTGCAGAGTGGGCTGTGGGTGATTTCAACAGGCAAAAGGAGACAGTCCTTTGCGACAAGTTAACCGCTGGTTCAAAGATCACTACGGAGTGCCCGTCAGAGTCATTCGTTGGGAACCGGAAACACAACGGGTTATCTACCTCCGCGAAGGCTATGAGCATGAGTGCTTCAGCCCGCTCGAACAGTTTCGTCGTAAATTCAGGGAAATAGAGGTCGGTCATGAGCACTAAATTAACCGGCTATGTATGGGATGGTTGCGCTGCGTCAGGCATGAAGTTATCCAGCGTGGCAATTATGGCCCGCCTGGCTGATTTCAGTAATGACGAAGGTGTGTGCTGGCCATCAATTGAAACCATTGCCCGCCAGATTGGCGCGGGGATGAGCACCGTCAGAACGGCTATCGCACGGCTGGAAGCAGAAGGCTGGTTAACGCGTAAGGCGCGTCGCCAGGGTAACCGCAATGCGTCGAATGTTTATCAGCTTAACGTTGCGAAGCTTCAGGCAGCGGCATTTTCTCAACTGTCAGATTCTGACCCGTCAAAATCTGACGCATCAAAATCTGACCCGTCAAAATTTGATGCGTCGAAATCTGGCAAAAAAGCGGGTTTTCACCCGTCAGAATCTGGCGGGGATCCGTCAGTAAAATCAAAACATGATCCGTCAGATAAAAAACCTTCTCGTCCGGACGCTTCGCAACCGGACACGCAGACGGATGAACAGGATTTTTTAACTCGCCATCCTGATGCGGTTGTATTCAGCCCTAAAAAGCGCCAGTGGGGAACGCAGGATGATTTGACCTGCGCACAGTGGCTCTGGAAAAAAATCATCGCCCTGTACGAGCAGGCCGCCGAATGTGACGGCGAGGTGGTTCGTCCCAAAGAACCGAACTGGACAGCCTGGGCAAACGAAATTCGCCTGATGTGTGTGCAGGATGGTCGTACTCACAAACAAATCTGCGAGATGTACAGCCGCGTCAGCCGCGATCCGTTCTGGTGCCGTAACGTGCTCAGCCCGTCGAAGCTGCGGGAAAAATGGGATGAGCTTTCCCTGCGCTTATCGCCGTCCGTCAGCACGTACACAGAAAAACGCGAAGACCCGTACTTCAAAGCCAGTTACGACAACGTGGACTACAGCCAGATCCCGGCAGGATTCAGGGGGTGATCATGAGTCTTTTGAATGAAGTTCAGAAATACATTGAAGCCCATCCGGGGTGTACTTCCGGAGACATTGCGGATGCTTTTGCATGTTACTCACGGCAGCGCGTTCTGCAGTCAGCAAGCAAGTTACGTCAGAGTGGGCGTGTGGCTCACCGTTGTGAAGGGGATACACGCAGACATTTCCCGCGCCTGACTGAGAGAGCGCAGGAGCCGGAACCACAACCAGTTCGTGAAACCAGACCTGTGCGCAATTTCTATGTCGGCACTAACGATCCCCGGGTGATTTTGTGCCTGACCCGCCAGGCTGAAGAACTGGAGTCAAGGGGCTTATACCGTCGTGCTGCAACCGTGTGGATGGCGGCATTCCGTGAAAGCCACTCCCAGCCAGAACGAAACAATTTTCTGGCGCGTCGTGAGCGGTGCTTACGGAAAAGCAGCAAGCGCGCTGCATCGGGTGAAGAGTGGTATCTGTCAGGGAATTAAGTGGGGGCTTAATGAGTAATAAATATTGCCAGGCGCTGGTGGAACTGCGGAACAAACCAACCCATGAACTGAAGGAAGTGGGCGATCAGTGGCGCACGCCGGACAACATTTTCTGGGGAATTAACACCCTGTTTGGCCCGTTTGTTCTGGATCTGTTCACTGACGGTGATAACGCCAAATGTGCTGCGTATTACACGGCGGAAGACAACGCGCTGGCGCATGACTGGTCAGAACGTCTTGCGGAGCTTAAAGGTGCTGCCTTTGGAAATCCTCCATACAGCCGCGCCAGTCAGCATGAGGGGCAATACATCACCGGCATGCGTTACATCATGAAACATGCCAGTGCCATGCGTGATAAAGGCGGGCGATATGTTTTCCTGATCAAAGCTGCCACCAGCGAAGTGTGGTGGCCGGAAGATGCAGATCATATTGCTTTTATTCGCGGGCGTATTGGTTTTGAACTGCCTGCCTGGTTTATCCCGAAGGACGAGAAACAGGTGCCGACAGGAGCTTTTTTCGCTGGTGCTATTGCTGTTTTTGACAAGACCTGGAAGGGACCGGCAATCAGCTACATCGGGCGCGATGAACTTGAGGCATGTGGTGAGGCGTTTCTGGCGCAGGTTCGCCAGCAGGCGGAAAAACTGGTCAGGGAGATGGCGGCATGACGACGTTAACTCAATGCCAGCAGCAGGTGCTGGATATGCTGATTTCTTATCAGAAAGAACGTGGCTTCCCGCCAACCAATCAGGAGGTGGCAACCATGCTGGGATATCGTTCAGTGAATGCAGCAGTGGAGCATCTTCGTGCACTGGAGAAAAAAGGCGTCATCACGATAAAGCGTGGCGTGGCCCGGGGGATAACGCTTCATACCGCGGTGAAGGACGACGACAGCGAGGCGGTCGGGATTATCCGCTCACTGCTTGCCGGTGAGGAAAACGCCAGGCTGCGTGCAGCCCACTGGTTACATGAGAGGGGCCTGAAAGTATGAAGCTGATCCTGCCTTTCCCGCCCAGCGTGAACACGTACTGGCGACACCCCAACAAAGGGGCGTTTGCTGGTAAGAGCCTGATAAGCGCGGCGGGGCGCAAATTCCAGAGCGCGGCGTGTGCAGCAATAGTTGAGCAGTTACGTCGTCTGCCGAAACCAACGTCGGCACCTGCTTCAGTGGAGATCGTGTTGTTTCCGCCGGATAACCGGATCCGCGATCTGGACAACTATAACAAGGCGCTGTTTGACGCCCTGACCCACGCGGGTGTGTGGGAAGACGACAGTCAGGTGAAAAGAATGCTGGTGGAGTGGGGACCGGTTATCCCGGAAGGGAAGGTCGAGATCACTATCAGTAAGTACGAGAAAACGG